GTCGTTCAGATTATATGTTTCAGTCATGGAAAACACGCCACGCGGGTTAAAGGAAGATACTACGCTCTCGCCGGGGTCGCCCTGTGGCCCTTGCGGGCCAGTCGCGCCGGTATTTCCTGTTGTACCCTGTATGCCTTGTTCGCCTTGTATACCCTGCGGCCCGGTTGCTCCGGTATCGCCTTTGGGTCCTGGCGCGCCCTGCGGACCGGGTATTCCTTGCGGTCCTTCCGGGCCTTGTGGGCCTGTAGCGCCTCCGCCGCCCTCAATCGGGTTCCCGTCGAACAAAAGCGTTCCGGCTGATTCGCCTAATTTGTCAAGCGTGGTTTTGTTTGAATGCGTGTGGCGCTTCGCTATGGCATCTTGAGCATCAACTATACGTACTGGGCTATCAATTGCGTCAGCCATTGTTACACCTCCGTAAAATCGAGTCGCGCAAGGGATTCAGAACCATCCAGCATAGCCAGATACTCTGAACCTGAAATCATAGCTATATATCTGCTTAATAGTCTGCGAGCGCCGCTACGCCGCCAAACGCTCAAAAAGTTTTTTTTCGGTCTGAATGTTAATCGAGCCATATTTACACCGCCTCTGACATTTTCTTTTTGTAATCCTCAATCATCAGGCGTATTGTTTCTGTCTTTGCATTCCAATGAGGTTTAAGCCCTAATGCAGCCGCTTCTGCCCTTAACGCATCCTCACAACCATCAGAATCGGGACATTTTGCATCATACTTTTTTTCTTCATTTTTCGCGTTGGACACCTCAACGGCCAATCCAAGTTTCTTTAAGTGTTGCGCAAGCCATTCACTATCCGTTGTAGCTTTGCTGTCGGTGAACATAAGGCCGTATCTCATGCCCCTAAATGGATTAGGTAATATAACTTTATACACAGTAAATCTCCTTATAGCGAATGGGGTTAGGGCGGCAGAAGGTAATGCCGCCCTACCTCTTATCGCACGGGCTACGCCTCGACCTGTATCTTACGGAACACGCCCGCTTTTCTTGTGTTCTTCAAAACTACAGCCATCACAGCTTCAACATCACCGAGTTTCATAACTCCCGGTGCTGTCAAGTCAGGTAGCGCGGTTTTGATGATGTTGTTTCCGACCGGGCTTACGCCGTGGAAGCCGTCAATGGCGATATTTACTGCAAAAAGCGACGTTTCGCCATCGGTATCTATCGGAACGCACGGCACTGTCGTTGTGCCGTTCCAGAAGTAGCGCATATCGACCAACGGTATGCCATCCCATGCGTCTACAGAACGTCCAAATGCGTCCTCAATACGCTCGTAGTAACCAGCGCGGCGGGCTACGTTCTTTATTTTGGTTATGAGCTTGCTATTTGCCAAAAACATTGTCGGGCGATCTTCGAGTTCAGAAACAAACTCATTCATGCCATCAAGGAATGCGTCATAGTTTGCGCTCATAGCGGCGTCGTCAGATAGGTCGATCGCTGTTGTGGTGTTGTATTCCGTGTTTGAGCCGGTGAGCATAACGTCAAGCCCATCAAACTCAAGCGGCCTCAAAGCAGAGTCGCCATTGATAACTGTATTGTGGAAGAGGTTGATCGCACCACGTATTTGCTCTTGCATCTGGAACTGTAACTCATTTACCGCACCAGCCGTGTCAATGATTACACGGTCAAGGTTGAAGTTGCCACCGAAGATTTTGAGCATTGCCGTTGCAGGCTCTCTCACTGCTTCTTGCGGCGTATAATCTGTATTCAGCGCTCTGAATTGTGCCATAGACGGGGTTTTAAGCCGGATATAGGTATAGCCAAGCGTAGAGCCGCCTGTACCGGGCGAAACTGCGTTGTCAAATATAAGAGAATCAAGCAGCATTGATCCGCGCCTGAATTCGTCTATAATCATTTGGTCAACTTTATCAGCCATCCCGACTTTTGCTTGCGCAAGTGTAATCGCCATATTATTTTCCTTTCTTTAATGAGAAAAGCCGCTCACTAAAGCAGCCTTTCAATGTTCATTTTCTATAATGTTGGGTTAATGCTTCCGTAAGGTCTTTCGGTTGAATGTCTCCGCTATCTCCGCCACTCGGAGGCGTAGGCATTTCCCTCAACACCTTTTCACGTTCTGCTTTCGCCGCAGAGTCCTCTCGCCGCTTAACAAGACTTACAACATATTGGCAAATAGCGACTGTTTCAGCGCTATCTGTCCTCACGAACAACTCTAGTTCGTCTGCCGTCATTTCCTTGTCTGTCAAGCCAAGCCCTGCAAGCGCTTCTCTAGCAGCGCTCCGGTTATCGCGACGCTGTATAGTTTGCTCACGTTCAGCAATTTCTTTTTCACGCTCTGCCAGCTCTTCTGCTGCCGTCATCTGGCTACGGCGTTCTTTGTTATATTCCGCAGTCTTTTTACGCTCTGCTTCGAGTGCAAGTTCTGCCTTTTGGCGTGCTTTTAAGTCTGATTCACGCCCCGCCTTTTCGTCCTCTAACTGCCGCCTGAGTTCTTCTATATCCGCCTCGTCAGTTGGAGGGGCAGCGGGAGGCGGATCTATTGGAGCATCAGTTGGAGATGGGTCAGCCGGTGGATCACCGGGAATCCCGATTATTGGTATCAGCGGCAGCATAGCTATGATTTTTAGATAACGCTTGATTTTGTTTGGTTTTTTCATGGTTACTCCTTTTGCCCGCCTAGTTTTCCGTCTTAGCAGGACGCATCGGGCATATTTTTGTATGCAAAAAAAGACGCTTCCGCGTCTTGTCGCACCCTATTGTTTTTATTTGGCCGTCAACCAGCACCTACAGTTCACGGTCTCTTCGGGACTGCCGTTGCTGTCGCCGGGGTACAGGAGGCCATTGCTGAATTTTTCATCAAGTTCACGCACCTCGCCGTTGATAATACGGTGAGAATCCCGCGTAGCCTTGTCCAGTACGGCGTTCCATACTTTCCTTACATTCATTCCTTTACGCTGCGCATCAATCATTGCATCAAGACGTGCGCGGTTCTCCAAGCGGGTGGCCTCAGTCCTTGAAATCCTCACAAGCGAATTGCCGTTGCGCATGAACAGCGTCTTTGCCCGCTGTTCCAGCCCGTCAGGCGTTAACCCGCGCCTGATATATTTGTATATCTCAGGCTTGAACAACTTTTCGAGTTCCGTTTTATCCGTCAGCCTGTCGTAAGCGCGTTTTTGGTACTTTGTCCCGTCCGCGCTATCTTCTGTTGATTGTGGGATATTCAGCGGCTTCGCCATGCCGGAATAATTGAGTTTATAAACCATGTCCGACATTCTTTGCACCCGGGCTATGCTTCTCTCCGCAACGAATATCGCATGGGCGATCAGGATGGCAACGATAATGTCAATTTCCTTTTTGACGGCTTTGCGATTTTCGGATTCCACTTCACGATATAAATTCGCGATATTCAGTTCATCGAACACCGCTTGCCAACCTGCGCGGTAGAATGATATGATTTCACGCTCTACTTGTTGGAGAAGTCTGCCGGTTTGGTTGTGAGCCGTATCAGCCATGGCTTTATGTTCCCGTACTTGCGATAAACTTCAAGACGCTGTGCGGTATATCTCTTTTACTATGATATGATTTGCTCCGCGCCCGGTGTGTTGTGGCATAATATCCATCGTTATCTTTTCCTATTCCGCACTGATACTTCTTGCCCTCTTTGGTGACGGTTTTCTGTAAAACTTCAACGCCACAGTGGTTATATGTTTTCTCTTTTGGCATCCAATAATCTCCTATTCCAGAGGCATCAAATCATCCGCTCTATGCTGCGCCGCCAACTCGATGCGGGATAATAAAGCCTTTTTGTCAGCTTCGGCAATCAGCGGATTGTTCGCTATGCTCCACTCGTCATCTACATACCCGTCAGAAAGCATAACTGAAATATTTTTCACTCTATCGGATTCATTTCTCGGATTATCTTCTTCCCATAGTGCCGATTTCCTCCATACAGCGACCGGATCGCCAAATAATTCTGCGGTTTCATAGGCATCTTCGGGGTCTACGCCGCAATCCAATAGAAGTTTGAGCGAGGTCGCTTTGACTTGGAGATTGTCGCTACGATTTCGGCTAAACGCGATTGCGATATCCTTTAGCGTCAGATTCCCTATTTCTTCTTTTGCCATATCGCGGCAAATTCTAAGAACGATTTTCAGATATTCCATTTCGGATTTCTTGAATAGCTTCTCGGTGGTTTTAGCACGCGCTTCCGCAGCGCCCCAGCCATCCCTGAGAACAACAGCCTGTCCGGTATCTCCGCCGCCGCCACGGTCATTTCTGCTTGGAATCCCGGCTATCTCATAAGCGGCGTTCAGCAAATCTTCCTTGGTTATCTGCGCCTGGCTCTGGTCTAATTGAGCGACAAGGTATTTTATGTCGGCAGGCATACCCGGAGTGCCTTTTACGTCAACAACGTCGCCGCTTCTCGGGGCTATCTTGTTCCCATCTTCATCTTTCGGCAATTCGCAATTAATGAACACCAAAAGAGCCTGTACGAACTGCTCTATGCCGTCAACCCTATTCGAGCCGATGTTGTTTATGGCGTTGAATAAGTGATAGCAAAGTTCGATATACCCTATCCGGCTCTCGTTCAATGGGTATTCGATTATCGGTATCATTCCCAGAGGGTGTTTTGTCACCGTCGGCGTGATTTTAGTGAAGTCTATGCCTTGTATGGAAGTTGTGCGTTCTGAAAGCCCGTCAATAACCCACTCAAAGTATTCTGTGTCCGTATAAATCCCAAATACCCATTGCTCTTTAATCTGCCCTGTTTTGCTCAACGTCTGCTTAATAGCATACGTTCCGGCAAGCAGGGCTTTTTTACCGACTTCATTTGAGTAGACAACGAATGTCCTTCTTGGGTCGAGAACGTCCGTATAATACGGCGCTTCATCAACTGATTGATTCTTTGACGGCAAGCATATTCTGAATGCAGTACCGCATTTGTAGAACCACTCGGCAAGTTCAAGGTCTTTAGCGTCTTTGCCGTCGATACGCGCGTATGTGTTCAATATGTCCACTGGCGCGATATCTTCCTGACCGGCGTTCGTATATATGATAGGGTGAGAGAATTCATAGCCGCACTTAAAGCTCACGAATTCAAACGCCCGATTCTCTGCCACAAGATTCTTTATGTCACTGCGTATCTCTTTCGTTCGATAGAGAATAGGCTGATCGCCGCGATAATAATTATTGAGATATCGGATTTCTTCTGAGTTCTTGAAGTGAAGCGGAAGAACGGCGTTCAGAATCAATGCGACATTTTGCGCCGTCATTTCAACAGGGCTGGCTGTCAGGAGTCGGCGACCGAACAGGTCCGTCCGTATAACTGTGTTTTCCAAAAAGCGCCCTCCTTTCAGGGCAATAAAAAAGAGCCGCACCCATAGGAACAATCCTACGAACACGGCTCAACGGCTCAAGATTCATATTTTTTTACTGAATTATTGCTAATCTTCCAAAAAGCCTAACTCTCCCAAGAAGTTTTTTATTTTTATAAACAGCTTTTCAGAGCATCCATGGCATAAACAAGATTTGTACATATATCGCTTGCTCGGTCGAGAAATAATATTGTAGTCATCTTCTGTTAATCTTACGGTTGCAATATTGCAACCGTTTTCAAGTACCCGCTCACCTTCTTTAATTTCCAATGAATATAACAGCGTTTTGCACTCATCGCAATATACCTCAAAGTAAGATGCTTCAATTGTTCTTTTTATGTTTTTTGTCATTTCTTCGGCTCCTTCGGCTCTATTTTAGATTATCGGGCAATTCTTCGTTATGCTCCAATAAATAATCCCTGACGGCTGCCCCGACTGTTTCACCTAGTTTACACCAGAAGTCTTTATCAGGTTCGATTTTGACCTTCTCTTTGCAGCCCCGGCATTGGACGTAGACCGCTTCGTTGTCTTTCTCGGCTACCACGTTCTTGAAATGGCAATCACAACGTATCTGTTCCAACTCTTACCCCTTTTTC